TAGTTTTGACTTAGCAAATACTATGAGAACTGATGGTACAGTTTCAGTGAGGACTCAAATTCGATATTGGAATGGAGGCACTGCTGCAAATGTCACTCCTACTTTATATGGGAAGCCTGATCATATACTTATGACAGCAACTGGTTTAAGTAGTGGAAGAGGATGGATTGATGGAGAAGTAAATGTTGATGCGGAGTTATAAGAAATGGAAAATATGAATATTTCAAATGCACAATACACTCAAATAGTGTCTGGAGAAAATTCTGGAATAAAGGCAACAGTTAATGGAATTGAATTGTTTGTTCCAATCTCAGAAGGCAACCGCCACTATGCAGAAATCATGCGCCAAGTAGAAGCGGGCGAATTAACCATTGCAGATGCAGAATAATGAAACAAGTTGATATTTTAGATAATGTTTTGGGTATCGTAGATGACCCTATAGATGTGGTAACAAAGGATGTTACTCCACCTAAACCAGTACTTGTTCCTAAAACAGAGAACAACGAGGCAGACATTGACAATGATTATAAATATCAACGAGAAAACTTTTATAATTTGATTGAAAGAGGACAGGATGCTATTGATGGTATCCTAGACCTTGCAAGAGAAGGTGAACATCCTAGAGCCTATGAGGTTGCTGGGAACTTGATTAAACAGGTTGCAGATGTTACAGAGAAACTTGGTGACTTGCAAGAAAAAATGAAAAAACTTAAAGAGGTTCCTAACACTGGGCCTAAGAGTGTAACAAATGCATTGTTTGTGGGTTCAACCGCTGAACTGCAAAAGATGTTAAAAGGAAAAGAATAAGATGCCATTAACAAGAGCAAAATTAGTTGGTGTAAAACTAGAGGGTGTCGATGTTCCAGCTGGTACAACCGCTCAAAGAGAATCTACGCCCGAAACTGGTACTCTGAGATTTAACACTTCAGATGGACGATTTGAAGGATACACTGGTTCTGGTTGGGCCTTGGTTGGCGGCGGTGCAACTGGTGGTGGTGCAGATGAAGTATTCATTGAGAACGATCAGACAGTGACCACAGATTACACATTGACTGCAAACAAAAACGCAGTAAGTGCTGGTAATATCACAGTGAATAGTGGTGTAACAATAACAGTACCTACTGGTGCTAGATGGGTGGTAGTATAATGGCTGTAGTAATTAACGGAACAACTGGTATTGATAAAGTTCAAGACGGTTCCATTGGAACTGCTGATTTGGCATCTGGTGCAGTAACCGCTGCGAAATTGGATATTGGACAGATTGGTGGTAGGAGAAATCTTATCATCAACGGTGCTATGCAAATATATCAGAGAGGCCAAAGTCATCCATCATCAAACGGATACGGCAGTATGGACAGATGGTTTATTTGGGGTGCAAACGGATCATTTTCTAGAACTTCTGCGTCAGCTCCAAGTAATACTGGAATTAGAGATTCATTGTCTGCTACATCAATGACTGGCGAATATACTATTGCTCAAGGTATAGATTTGGTTTATAATGGAAATGCTGGTATATTTTATAGTGGACAGACAATTACATTGAGTTATTATGCAAGAAGCACAAATGCTTCTGATAGTTTGTATAATTTTATTTCATTTAGAGATTCGGTTGGTAGTTCATCAAATCAAGTTGTAATTGATAATGATAACACAGATACAAATCAACTCTCGACTACTTGGCAAAGATTTAGTAAGACATATACAATTTCAGTAAGTCCTGTTGGAACAAATACTTGTTTGGTGGTAATGCCAAGATCTGGTTCAACTCCAGCTGGAGATATTTACATTACTGGTATTCAATTAGAAATTGGCGATATAGCTACTCCATACGAACATGTTGATGCCAATGAAGAGCTTCAAAAATGTCAGAGATACTTTTTCAGTAGTATATATGCTAATGGAAATGCCTATGGTAATACTGGAACTGCATTACAGATATATCACACATACACTGCTGGGCCAGGGTGGGAATGGGCAACTGCCAATCTGCCAACAACTATGAGATCGACTCCTACTTTTGTGGTATATGATGCCGCTGGTACTGCTGGAAAAATTGCTAAATTTACTTCTTCTGCTGGACAGGTGACAAATAACATAACCCCCTATGGGTATGGTGGCAATAGACAAAGTGTTTATATAAACCTATATAATGATTCTGGTCATTATGGATTTTTTGCTCATTACACAGCAGATTCGGAGTTATAAAATGGAATATACAACAATTACTGATGCAAAATATGTAAGAGATTTGGATGGCAATAATTCTGGAATTAAAGTCATTGTTGATAACATTCCTACATGGGTGCCTATGGATGAAATGAATAGAACTTATCGTGAAATTATGCTTAGGGTGAATGCTGGCGATTTAACAATTACTGCAGCAGATCCATTACCAACAGAATAAATAAAAGAAAATAGGAAAGAATATAGATGAGTAACATTGTCCTACAACCGAATGCGAGTGGAACTGGTAGTATCACTATTACCACTCCTAATACGAATACAGATAGAACTCTGAACATTCCAGATGTTGCAGGCAATATTGTCACAACTGGTGATAGTGGAACTGTTACTGGAACAATGATTGGTTCACTTCCAGCGGGTTCTATTGTTCAAGTTGTTTCTACAACAAAAACAGACCCCTTTTCAGAAAGTGTTGCATCTGGTTCTTCGTCTAGCATCATAACAGGACTAACTGCATCTATTACTCCAAGATCAACAAACTCTAGAATACTAGTTCATTTTATGGTTGATTGTGGACAACAAGGAACTTATTTGACTTTATGTGAAAATGGTAGTGCAATAACTGCCGCAACTGGTGATGCGGCCGGTAGTGCCCAACGAGTTACTGCAACAAGAGATTTTACTTATAGCACTTTCTATAATCAATCCATTGCTGGAACATTTGTTCATTCACCAGCATCCACAAGCGCATTAACTTATGGTGTCAAAATTAGTCACTCGTCACAATCTACCAGAACTATGTATGTAAATCAAACACCAGACGGATTGACGGACGATGAACACGGCCGTGCAATATCAACTCTGACAGTTATGGAGATACAGGGATAATGAAACACAAAGCAATTTATGAATTATATTCAAATGTTGTTAAGATTGATGGTGACATTGCTTATGACGCACATGGAGATATAGTTGATATTGATACGGATAGTGTTAATACTAAATTAAACGAGTTAGTAACTGAACAAAAGTTAGAAAATTTGAGAACAGAAAGAAACGCTAGACTCAGCGAAACAGATTGGCTTATCACTATGCATAAGGAACTTGGTACAAACATTCCTGCCGCATGGAAAACATACAGACAAGAATTGAGAGATATTACAGATACATATACATCATTGGATGATGTGGTATGGCCGGAGAAACCAGAATGAGTACAATTCAAGCAAATGCAATTCTAGATGCCTCTGGTGGCAATACGACAACCATTAACGGTGTTACTCCTAATACTAATACAGTAAGAGGACGCAATCTTATTATCAACGGTGCCATGCAAGTAGCTCAGAGAGGCACGAGTCAAACTGCATCAAGTTCATCTGCATTTTGGGGGGTGGATCGTTTTGCCTTTCAAACAAATGCAAATACTAATAGTACTGTTGAACAATCTACTGATGTTCCTACTAATCAAGGGTTTAAATATTCTTTAAAATTAACAAATGGTTCTGCATACACTCCAACTGGTTCTGATTTTGGAAGAATATATACCAGACTAGAGGGATATGACGTTAATCATATGAATTTTGGAACTGCATCTTCTTCTGCATTTACGTTGTCTTTTTGGGTAAAATCATCTTTAACTGGAACTTTTGGTGGAATTTTTGGTGGGAATGGAAATGGAATTTATGTTTTTAACTATTCAATTTCTGTCTCTAATACTTGGGAGAAAAAAACTATAACAGTTCCAGCAGGAACAATCACAACATATAATGGCAATACAACAAATGGCCAAGGTTGGCAAATATCTTGGGATATGGGAGAAGGCCCAGATAGATCTAATACTGCTGGTTGGCATAGTAATCAACCAGAAAGTGAAATGGGATTAACTAGTGGAACAAAAGTTGTTTCAACAGCAAACGCAACATGGCAAATCACAGGCGTAAAATTAGAGGTTGGCAGTGTGGCTACAGAGTTTGATCACAGATCTTTTGCAGAAGAGCTTTCGCTTTGCCAGAGGTATTTCTTTAATCCATTATTCGGACGAACATCTGGAACGATATATTATCCAATACATTTTAATCAAGTAAGC